CCCACGATTTTATGGAATACAACGTGATCGGTTCGTGGGTCGGCGATGAAACACCCGTCTTCCTTAAATTAATGAACAACATTGAGGATCTTACAGATGAAGAAAGCGGAGCGTAACAACGCTATATATAACGAGCGTAAGTTGGGGAAAACCTTACAGTTCATAGCGGATACGCATGGCATAACCCGTGAGCGTGTTCGTCAAATAGTGTCCAAAATAGACCGTAGAAAAGACTGGGAGGAGCGGGTAGAAAACTCTGAAGGCGTTCTTTTGATGGCGCACATAGATTTTCCAAAGCGTGTTCGTAACCGTTTGGAATACAAACACCTGACATACTCAACGCCGGAAGAGTTTTTAGAGGTCTTTAGCACTCAAAGCATCTGGTGCGTTTCTGGGCTCGGAACAAAATCAATAGCCGTCATTTGTGAAAAGCTGGGTGCGCTGGGCTATGATGTTTCCGACTTACTTCCGGTTAAGACCGTTAAGCGGTTTAATTTAGCTAGGAGCCTCTCCGAAGAAAAGCGCTTGAAACGTAAGGAGCGTAACGAGCTAATTTATAAAATGTATCTTGAAAAAAGACAGTATAAATACATCGCGCAGAAAGTTGGCTTGAGTGTGCCCTCCTGTAGTCTAATAGTTAGGAAAATGCGTAATGGTTGATTCCAAGATATTTCGCATCTATGGACCTCCGGGTACAGGAAAGACTACTGCACTTTTGAACAAAGTGGATGAAGCCCTGTCGTCTGGCATAGCGCCGAACAATATAGGCTACTTTGCGTTTACTCGGCAGGCGTCTAAAGAAGCTGTTGAGCGGGCTTGTACTCGATTTAATTTAGTTCCGGAAGACCTCCCCTGGTTTCGGACCCTGCACAGTTTTGCCCTACGACTTTCCGGTATTCGTCAAGAACAGATTATGCAACCGGAGCATTACTTTGCTTTGGGCGCAGAACTCGGCATGAATCTAAATGCAGAAAATAAGGGGGCTAACGACGACCTGTTCGACGTAAAGAAAAACGACAGCCCTTTAATTAATTTGATAAACCTAGCTCGGCTACGCAAGATAGACCTACGGAAACAATATGACCAAAGCGACACAGATGTAGACTGGATGACCCTGTCTTACGCGGCGCGGTCCTTGGATGCGTACAAAAAGAAGTTCCGGCTGTTTGACTTTACCGATATGCTGGAAGTTTTTGTTAGAGACGGCGCACCTTATTGCCCAAAATTGTCTCTGAGTTTTATCGACGAAGCGCAGGATTTGTCCCCACTTCAGTGGGACGTAGCGCACGTTATCGAGGACAACTCAGATAGAATTTACTGCGCGGGAGATGATGACCAAGCTATTTATCGCTGGGCCGGAGCCGACGTAGAACACTTTATCGGTCTGAATGGCGGGTACGACGTATTGGAGCAATCCTACCGCGTACCACGGAACGTCCATCCGCTAGCCGAACGTATTGCAAAGCGCATTACTCGACGCGTAACAAAGACCTATTTGCCTCGAAAAGATAGTGGAAGAATAGAAGCCTTCCCTGACACAAGCTACATAGATTTTTCTGAGGGTTCGTGGCTCGTGCTCGCTCAAGCGGGGTATTTCTTAGACTACGCCGTAAACGACCTGAAGAGTCGTGGATTTCTGTTTAGCCACCGCGGAAGACGGTCCATATCTGAGAAGCTCAGTGAGGCCGTAAACGGTTGGGAACAGGTGCGTAAGGGAAAAAGTATAACCGGCAAGGCGGCACGAACCGTGTACAGTTATATGTCTGTCGGAGAGAGAGTCAAGCGTGGATTTAAAAAACTTCCGCTTTTAGATGACGACGATTTAGTGACCATAAAAGAACTTCAAGAAACCCACGGTTTGGTTGCCACGGAAGATATGATATGGCACGAGGCTATGGATAACCTCCCCGATAGCGACAGAGCATATATCACGGCCCTTCTACGACGAGGCGAGAAGTTCAATGCCGAGCCCCGCATTACACTGTCCACGATCCACGGATCTAAAGGCGGTGAGGCAGACAGTGTGGTTTTGTATACCGGCTTGTCCCCTGCCGCACTTAAAAGCATGGAAGATAATCCAGACGATGTGCATCGTTTGTTTTATGTTGCTGTGACAAGAACTAAACAAAACCTTTATTTTATTGAACCCGAAGATATGAGCAGGAGCTACACTATATGAGACGCGAAGAAATACTGTCCACGGCGGCAGAACTAATTAATGGCGACCGTGACCGTGATTACGGCGATGCCCATAAAAACTTTCAAGATGTGGCGAGGCTCTGGTCTGTAATTTTGGAGACAGAGATTACAGAGCAACAGTTTGTTCTGTGCATGATCATGCTCAAAGCCGCACGGTTGATGAAAACAGACCATGAAGATTCGTGGGTAGACCTGTGCGGCTATGCGGCGCTTGGCGGGGAAAAAGTAGGAGTTTTATAATGTCTTTAAAAATGGCTGTTGAGTTGCCTAACTCAGAATGGGTCCCGCCGTCCGAGCTTCCGGACATCTTTGATGCGACACAAATCGCTATCGACGTTGAGACCAAAGACCCCAACATTAAAACGAGTGGGCCCGGATGGCCCACAGGAGACGGGTACGTCGTCGGTTACGCCGTGGCAGTTGACGGCTGGGAATGTTACCTCCCAATTCGCCATAAGGGTGGGGGTAATTTGGATGAGCGCATTGTAAACAAATGGCTAAGAAAAGTGTTTGCTTGTCCTGCCGACAAGATTATGCACAACGCTCAGTACGACGCCGGATGGATACGCCGGATGGGCTTTACGATTAACGGGCGCATTATTGACACCATGGTTGTTGCGGCATTGCTGGATGAGAACAGGTTTAGCTACAGTCTAAACAACTTATGCTTTGATTATCTTAAAGAGGTGAAGGCGGAAAAAGGACTGACGGAAGCGGCAAGAAGCTTTGGCTTAGACCCCAAGGCAGACATGTGGCAGATGCCTGCAATGTACGTTGGACCATACGCCGAAGCAGATGCCAAGTTAACCCTACAGCTTTGGAACTACTTATCTGTGCGTGTTGGTCAGGAAGAATTGTGGCCGATCGTAAACCTAGAGCTAGCTCTTCTGCCGTGCTTGGTAGACATGACTTGGCGCGGTGTTCGGATAGACCAAGACAGGGTGGAACGTACACGCGACGCGCTCCTTAAACGAGAAAACGCTGTAGCTAAACAGATAAAGCATTTAGCCGGATCGGGCGTTGAGATATGGGCGGCGGCCTCTATAGCGAAAGCTTTTGACACCTTGAGCATTCCATATCCTCGTACAGCAAAAGGCGCACCCTCGTTCACGAAAAGCTTTTTGGCGGACCATCCGCATGAACTGGCGCAACAGATTATGCTGGCGCGTAACCTAAACAAAACAAATAGCACCTTCATCGGCACTATCATGCGGCACTGTCGTGCAGACGGACGCATCCACGGGCATATTAATCAGATTAGGTCTGACGACGGTGGGACCGTATCGGGCAGAATTTCAATGTCTAACCCAAACCTACAACAGATACCGGCCCGCGACCCTGAGTTAGGACCCATGATACGCAGTCTGTTCTTGCCGGAAGAAGGTGAGCAGTGGGCGGCGATAGATTTCTCGCAACAGGAACCACGGATCTTGGTCCATTACTCTTCCGTCTTTAGCCGAAACACGGGGCTCAAGCTTGGCGCAGTGGAGGAGTTCGTAGATGGGTACATCAACAACCCAGACATGGACTTCCATACAATGGTGGCCGACATGGCAGGTATCGCCCGTAAACAGGCTAAAACAATTAATCTTGGAATGATGTACGGGATGGGTGTTAACAAACTGTCTGAACAGCTAGATATCGAGGTAGACGAAGCCAAGACACTAATCCGTCAGTACCATGAGCGCGTTCCTTTTGTTAAAGGTTTAATGAAAGGTGTGCAGGATAGACTAAACGATCCGCGCTCCGGAGGTTCTATACGCTCTATTCTTGGACGTAAATGTCGTTTCGATACGTGGGAGCCCGATACGTTTGCCATGAACAAAGCTCTTCCGTACCAAGAAGCCGTTCGAGAGTACGGTACAACAACACGATTAAAGCGGGCATATACATATAAAGCTCTAAACAGGCTAATCCAAGCGTCCGCCGCGGACATGACCAAGCAGGCTATGGTGAACATCCATGCAACGGGCCGCATTCCACTCATACAAATTCACGATGAAATAGCTATGTCTGTTTCTGGAAAAGAAGACGCAGAAAGTGTTGCCAACATCATGGAAACTGCTGTACCATTAGAGGTACCCAGTAAGTGCGATATAGAAATCGGACCTAGCTGGGGTGAAGCTAAGTAAGTTTTCATTGTTTTTCCTCCTAAACTGGCCCTGTGTTCGCGCACAGGGCCTTTTTTGTTGACTTTTAGTTGTTATCCTATATATTCGCTTACAGTTAAACATACGAGGTAGTAATGGATATAACTAAATGGAAATCTGTGTTAGTCCCGATTGAGGTTTATACGCAGATAAAGACAATCGCAAAAGCCGAAGGCCGGACAATTTCCGGACAGCTTCGCATAATGTGGGATGTTTATAAAAAATCTAAAGGTGGTTGATTGAAAGAAGTTCTTTTTTCGGTTGACTACTTTTTTTACCTATGGTATGGGATAACTTCTATCAATTCTTATACGGGAGACATGAATGACTTTAGAAAAACATAATATGCTGTACTCAGTGCAGTACGCTTTAGCCGAGTTTGACGAAACGGGGAAAGTATCAACCCGTACAATGGAGATGTTAGCAGCACGGGCCATCCTGCTTCGTTACGAGATTGAAGGCGAGTTGGCTTCAACAATAGCGAAAGTAAAACCTAAGCCGGAAAAAGCTCCGGATAACGTGGTTCCAATGCGGAAAAAACCTGTCGGTAGGCCCCGCAAGACATGCACGGAATGCGGTACGCGGCTCACGGGCAGGCAAAGAAAGTTTTGCTCAAAAAAATGCGCTAAACAAAACTGGGCACGTAACAATCAGGAAAAGGTAAAAGGGCATTATCAAGCTTTTTACGAACGCCAAAAAGAGTTGGGTCGTGCCTAAACATAAACCTTGTCCAGAATGTGGTGGTGAGGGAGAATGCGAATATGAGTTCGCGGTTCCCGCGCCGATGGCATGGAACGGCGGTTGGCTAGAAGGCCGCATTCTGGAGTGCGAGTTATGCGGCGGAACGGGGGAAGATGAAGATGAAGCGGCCGAAGAATAGGGAGATAAATTATCCCCAACGCGCTGTCGAAAGCCACCCTTTTGGAGAGGCGGGAAAAATGCAGGAGCTTCTAGACCAAGGCAAGTGTCCAAGGTGTAGAACCCTGTTGCCCCCTGTCGAGGTACACGGGCATGTCCAATGCGCGGTGTGCCACCTTTATATTGATGAATGCTGTCAGGGAGAGCGTTGCGATTAAAGATGCGAAAATTTCGATACAAGCCCAACATTGTT